TCAGACTTAGTTCGTTCTCCAAGTAGAATTAATCTTTTTGATATGTACTATGATAAATTTGGAGCATCTACTTTAGTTTCTATTGAGTATGGGCCTGGAACTATGAATCCTAAACTTTGGGGATTAGAAAAACCATCTAAACCTCGGAGAAGGAAAAAGAAAATTGTGGGGCCAGAAGAATGAGTAAAATTGGTTTTGGATTTGGTGGCGGTGAAGAGAAAAAAGGTGTAAAAATTAATTACGAGGAGGTTAATAAACTTACCAAAGAATATAAAAACCTCAAGAAGTATATGAAGACAAACTTATATCAAATTCAAACTTTGAGTGGTCAAGAAACAAAAATTTCTAAATTATTAAAAGATTATGGAGACACAGCTGATGGAACCAGCGAGAGACAAACTAAAACTAATAGTTAAGAACCTTAAACTTCTGGTAGATGCACTAGAAGCTGAGGTTTATTCTGATGTGGATGCTTACACCTATAAGGATGATCAAGCATTCTCTTCCCCAAGTGATTATGATGAGGTATTTGAAGACGATGACGGTTGAATTAGTAAGTGTAACACCAGATGCTGAAAAGCTAATGGCATATGTTGCTCGTGTTAGTAACCCTAACAATCAAGAGAATGAAAAGATCTCTGGTCTTTTATCTTATTGTATTAAACATGGTCACTGGTCTGTATTTGAACAGGCATTTATGACTGTGGAAATAAATACTACGAGAGGTCTTGCAGCACAGATATTAAGACATAGATCATTTACATACCAAGAGTTCTCTCAGAGGTATGCTGATAGTAGTTTGTTGGGTGACAAGATTCCTCTACCGCAACTCAGGAAACAAGATACAAAGAATAGACAGAACTCTACCGATGATTTAGATGAGTTTCTAGTTCAAGATTTTCAATTGGAAATGGAAAAGTTATTCAAATCATCTATGGATTTGTATCAAAAGATGTTAAAGTCAGGTGTTGCTAAAGAATGTGCAAGATTTGTTCTTCCTCTTGCTACTCCTACTCGCCTTTATATGACAGGTAGTGTAAGATCATGGATACATTATGTTGATCTACGTTCTGCACATGGAACTCAGAAAGAACACATGGATGTTGCTGAAGGAGTTCGGTCTATCTTTAGTGAACAATTTCCAGTAGTTGCCAAAGCCCTTGAGTGGGTCTAAATAAATTTACATTACTTAAACCTATGCCTACCTATCCTGTTATTCATAAAGAAACTAGAGAAACGAAAGAAATTTCTATGACAATGAAAGAGTATGAACAGTGGAGAAAAGATAATCCCGATTGGGATAAAGATTGGCAAGCAGGTGTAGCAGGACTAGGAGAAGTGGGTGAGTGGAGAGATAAACTCATCACTAAGAATCCTAGTTGGAACGAAGTTCTAGGACAAGCATCTAAGGTTGCTGGTTCTCGTGTAACAAAGATTAATAAGTAATGGCAAGTAAGAAAAAAAATGGCCCTGTAGGTGCAGGCCTGACCGCTAAGCAAATGAAAAGAAAGAAACCCATTAACACAGATCTTCTTAATAAGATCGAACCAATAACAGATAACCAAAAGAAACTATTTGATGGTTATAATGAAGGTAAAAATATTTTTGCCTATGGTTGTGCTGGTACAGGTAAAACTTTTGCTGCTCTTTACCTAGCATTAAAGGATGTTCTTGATCCTAGTACTCCTTATGATAGAGTTTTTATAGTTAGATCTTTGGTTTCTACGAGAGAGATTGGTTTCCTGCCTGGAGATCATGAAGATAAGTCTTCTCTTTATCAGATTCCTTACAAACATATGGTAAAGTATATGTTTGAGATGGCTACTGATGCAGACTTCGAGATGCTTTATGCAAACTTGAAAGCACAAGAGACTATTAAGTTCTGGAGTACTTCATTTATCCGTGGTACTACTCTTGATAGATCAATTGTTTTAATTGATGAATGTCAGAACTTGAATTTTCACGAACTTGATAGTATAATAACAAGGATAGGTGAAGATTCTAAAATCATGTTCTGTGGTGATGCTACTCAGACTGACCTGATTAAACAAAATGAGAAGAATGGAATTCATGATTTCATGAAGATCATTCAACAACTACCTGAACTATTTGAAATGGTAGAGTTTAATATTAATGACATTGTTCGTTCTGGTCTTGTAAGAGAGTATCTTATTAGAAAGATGGCTTTAAATATGTAATGTCAAAAACCATACATTATGCTGATGTTTATGGGTTAGGTTGTAAATTAATTAAAACTTCTGACATCATTGATAGGGGTTATGTTTACCAACAATGCCCTGCTTTTACACATAAGAATGAAAGAACTTTCGTAGGTTATTCTCCTATTGATCTTGCTTTCTCTATCGAGAGGACTCCAAACGGTCCTCTTCTTAGTATAAAGAGTGATAGTATGATAAAGTTTATCACTATTGATGATGAACATATCAATTCACCTAGACCTGTGTTTCAGTTAAAGGTTCCAAAGTTTTTATTTTGGACACATGATGATGATATATGGATAGAACAGAATGATCATCCTATGACATCATTGAACAATAATATGATTGGTGTTCCTGCTTGGTTTAACCTATCAAATTGGTCTAGAACATTGAACGTAGCTTGTACTATTGTCAATGAGAAAAAATGTGTTATAATAAACAAGGGAGATCCCCTGTTTAGAATTTCTTTTTATTCTAATAATTTGGATGATAATATTGTTCTTAAACAAGAAGAATATTCTACAGATTATAAGAAAGCAGTAGAGACTGATCTATTTGCTAGAAGAGAAGTTAAAGGTTATACGAAAAATTTATTTTCTAAAACTGATAATACTAGTAAGTGCCCCTTTAGTTTTTTATTTAAATAATGTTTACTGTTGAAAATCATCTAGGAGATCTAGAGTTAGATAAAAAAGAGGTCGATGGAATTCGCCTATATAATTTACCCAATGGTGACTGGGTTCCTTCAATTACATCAGTTACTAGTTTCTATAACCGAGAAGTATTTCGGAAGTGGAGAAAGAGGGTAGGTGATACAGAAGCAAATAGAATAACCAAAGAATCAACGGAAAGAGGCACAGATTATCACGAGGCTGCACAGGCCTATCTTGAAAATAAAGAGTTGGATTGGGATAATTATCTTCCACTAACTCAGTTTATGTTTAAGAGTAGTCAACCTTATCTTGATAAGATAGGTAAGATACATGCTATAGAACGTACTCTTTACTCTGAATATCTTGGGTTAGCTGGTAGAGTAGATTGTATTGCAGAATATGATGGCGAGTTGGCTATTATTGACTTCAAGACATCTAAAAAAATCAAACCAGAAAAATGGATTGAACAATATTTTGTTCAAGAAACTGCATACGCTTGTATGTACTATGAATTAACGGGTATTGCCGTTGATAAACTTATTACTATTATGGTCACACCTGAAGGTGATGTTCATGTATATGATAAGAGAAATAAAAGTGACTACATTAAATTGCTAGTGAATTATGTTAAAGAATTTGTTGAAAACAGAATGGTGGTTAATGGATGATCTAAACAAGGAATTAAAAAAGAAGTTCTTGTGTTCAGCACGCTTTGCACAGGAGATCGAACGTATTGTCATGAAGGACAATATGAGTTACATTGATGCTATCATTTATTATTGTGAAAAAAATGCTATTGATCTTGAGTCTGTTCCAAAACTCATTTCAAAACCTCTTAAGGAGAAGTTGAAATGGGAAGCCACGGAATTGAACTTCTTAAGGAGAACTTCAAGAGCAAAACTGCCTGTATGACTGGGTTTGATTGTTATAGAACTTACTTAGCATTCAAAAATCATTTCACAAGGGATAAGTTTGACTACTTTAAGTATGGAGGCAAAACTAATGTTTCCATGTCAACTTTCAATAAGAGAAAGGACAGATACTTTTTTGAGAAGATGTCTCGTCAAAAGAAAGATGGTGAGATAGTAGATTACTTCACAGCAATTTTCTCTCAGTGTGATGATCCTCAAAAGATGTGGATTGGAGAGATAATAGAGAGTGGTGAAAAAAATT